CCCTTTTCAGTGTCCAAAATGTCCAAAACCTCGGAGCCGTTTTGAGGGGGGTTTTTCCACAGTTTTTCCACAGGCCCCTGTTGTGTCGCATCAGTCTCAGGTGCGACAGGCTCCTCCTGGGTGGTTTCGACCTCGGGGGTTTTGGACACTTGGGGGTTTTGGACATTTTCTGCCTCACCATGTCCAAAACTCAAATCCCTTCCCCCAGAACCGTTCTCGAAGAAAATAGGGGGGTTTTGGACACTCAGAGGCTCGTATATAGAGCGCTTGACAGAAAAACCTGTGCAAGGGCGTCCCCCTTTCTGTCCCTTCTGTCTCATCTTCGATTCCTCCACGAGGCCGGCCACAACCCACCGCTGCACCCACCGCTTCACGGTCTTCTCACTGACGATCGTTCCTGGCCCTCTACGCCCCGCTAGGCGGCTGTTAAGGGCGTAGCGAAGATCCTTAGCAGTCATCGGCCCATCAGCCTCCTTAAGGATCCCGAGAACGAGCGTCCGTGGTGTTTCATCGCCTCTCCCTCCGTTTTCCCTGGTAACGGTTGGTGTGAGGTCTTCGATGCTCAGCGCCTCTTCGATGTCCTCCCGCACCAGGAAGCGGTCACCACCCCGCATGCCCCGGCTCTTATCAATTTCGAGGATGAGCGCATGGTCGCCATACTCGGCGCGCTCTTCATCTGTCAGATCCTTGAGCTCCCAGGTCTCGTGAACCGCGTTACGCAGGGTGTCTGAGCCACGGAACTTGGATCCGTCCTTGGTGTTGTGGTGGATCCATAGGAAGGTCGTAGGAGGAAAGGCCGTGCCGTTCTCCCTCGCGAGCCTGTAAAGCGTGTTGGAGTACTCCTTCTCGTACTCCTTAGCGGCGATCATCGTGCTCACTGAGGTGAGCGAGTCGACCACCACGAGGACGGGTTTAATCTCCTGCAGCCAACGCAGGAGCACCCTGTACTGGCTCTGCTGCCACTGAGGCTTGAAGCGGAACCAGCTATCTGCCCCTGTGGAGTCGATGCCCTGCTGGTCGAGATACTCGGCGTAATCGGTCATCGACATGTCATTGCCGATGAAAAGCACGTTGCCCGAGGTCGTGGGCTGTACAGAGATGCCCCGCACCTTCATGGGCAGCTTCTGGCCAACGATCTTTGCCAGCAGCACCGCCAGGCGGGTTTTACCCATACCGCCCCGAGCGTGCAGAAGGATCGAGCTCGGCGCAGAAACAAAGTCAGGGATGAGGTAGTCGCGCTGACCGCGAACCTTCTCCTGCCAGTTCGGATCCTCTTCAACCTGCTCTTGGTGCAGCAAGAAACGCTCGAGAGCGGCTTCAACAGCAGGACCAGACTTATAGACGTGGGTAAGGCCTGAATCACGAACCAGCTCCATCAGCTGGTAGTGAGCCAATTCAGCGTTGTCGTAGCCGTTGATGATCTTCTCGGCTGCGGTGAAGAACTCGTGCCCTGAGAGGCGCTTTAAGGGCGCATCCTTGATGGTGACTTCTGTAGCGGTGGCGCAAGCCGGGTAGTCGTATCCGAGGGCGGTAGCGATCTCCGCGACGTAAGCCTCGAGGTCTGCACCTGTCGGCTTGCCGGCGTGCATGTCTTCGGTGCGGATCTTGTGCACGAAGCTCAGAACATCACCGCCTACCCCGCAGGCTTTGCAGTCCCAGCAGCCGGTTTCAGTTGCGTACTGAAAGGTCGTGCCGCTATTACCGCCGTGCCAAGGGCATCCGCTCATGCGCTGCGGCTTATCACCATTCCGCTCTTTCCAGCCGTATTCATCAAAAACGGAGTGGCGAAACACGAGCTCATCCAACCGAGGCCGAAGCAGTGCCTGAACCTCTTCCTTGAAGAACCAGCCCCGGATCTGCCGTGGCGGAACGGCGGTTTGCCCCCCGAGCTCGTCCTTGAGCTCTTTCTGCTGCGCCTCCGAAAGCCACTGGACAGGCTTCCTATGAGGCCGGAGCACATCGAGCACCCAAGCCGGAGCTGCAGCTACTTGACCCTCGTTGTAGTTGAGGAAGCGATAGGGCTTCTTCGTATCTGGGTGAGGTGAGCCGGGAACAACGCTTTGGCATGCGTTGAAGCGCAGCACAACCTCTTGGTACTGCTCTCCGGTGATTGCGTCAAAGTCACCACCGGCTCCCCGGTTGGTGTCACCTTGCCCCAAGTGCCAGGAACCATCGTCAGTGCGAAGAATTAAGGTTTTTACATGCCCTAGCTCTTCCGTCTGATGCTCCGGCACGCGGTAGAGGATTTGACGACGCCCAGGTTTCCCCGAGGTCGTCGACATGGTGCGTTCTTCACCGAAAGGCTCGTATTCATCACCAGCTACTGCGCGATAGCGAGCGTCTGCCGTTTCGCCATCAATATCCAGAGCGATGAGGCCACCCGAGAACGAGCCCGTAACCACCCCGAGGCCGACGTAATCGCGCCTCAGCTGGTAGGCCGCCATGCACTCAACTCGTGACAGCGGTTTAGTGGTCCATTCTTTGATGTAGGTCTCTTTCCCAGCTACGGGAACAAAGGTCCACTCATCAGGGAAGACACCACGGCGAAGCAGCTCAATAGCTCGTCCTTCTAAAAGGGCCGAGTTATTGCCTTTGGTTTGTTCGTCCATTAAGGTAGATAGAAGCAAGTGAAGGCCCTCGACCCTCTGCGTTCAGCGGGGGGTTTTTTCGTGGGCGTGTTTCACCGTAACCAGCTTCCTGAGCCGCTACAAGCGATGTGAATGAGTCCGGTGAGACTCATACTTTCCTGCGGAATATCACCAACAGCATTGACATCCTCATACCTACCCCCTACCATCTGCTCACGAGGCCGGATCCATCCGCGCCTCTGGCACATCACCCACATTTTCGGGATTTCGCCACATGTCTACGTTTCTTTCTGCCGCTGCCATTGAGGAGATCTCCAAGGAGTCTTCCGGCTCTGGGCGCTATTTGAACCCCGCCAAGATCACTGAAGAGGTGCGTGTTCGCTTCTTCGGCTCTGGTGTTACCGGTTTCGAGGCTTGGACGGTCGATAACAAGCCGGTTCGCTGGGAGAGCAAGCCTGAAGAGCTGCCTTCAAACATCCGCCAACAAGAGGGTTACCAAACCATCAAGCGATTTCTCGCTGGTGTGGTTTACGACTACTCAGCTGGCGACTTCAAGATTCTGCAGATCACGCAGAAGACCTTGATGGATCAGCTCTTTAAGTTCATCTCTGATGCGGATTACGGTGATCCAACCGGATACGACATCAAGATCAGCCGAACTGGTGAAGGCAAGAAAACCGAGTACACACTCGTTGCTGCACCACCGAAAGACGTAAAAGCTGACATCCGTCAGCGCTACGACGATCTGAAGTGCAACTTGTATCTCCTCTTTGACGGAGAGGATCCCTTCTCCGAAGCCTGACCCATTAACGGGGGGCTACGGCCCCCTTTCTTCTTTCTCTCCCAATGGAAACCACCAAAATCCTCGGACGCAACATCCGCTTTCACTTATTCCGCACTCAACTGACGCTGCGCGAAGTCGCCGAGGCCTCAGGGATCTCTTCTTACTCCCTGGGCCGCATGGCTAGCGGCAAGACCAAGCTGATCGACCCGAACGTTCTCGCCGATCTCATGCGCGTCTTCAAATGCGACGCCAACTCGCTGCTTCTACCGATCGAGGGCGTCCCCTATGGCAACTGATCTAATCCGAGGCTTACCTAAGTACGAACCCATCCGCTCGCACCATGAAGGTGAGCGCAGCTATTCCACACCGATCGGCGAATGCCGCTCTGTGACCACAATTCTTAGCGCCACTCGGGACGACTCCGGCCTGCAAGCCTGGCGTGAGTCAGTCGGAGAGGCCAAAGCTGACTTCATCTGCAACTTGGCCAGCTTTCGCGGCACCCGTCACCACGACTACGTGGAGCGGTTCCTGATGGATGGCACCGAGCCCGAGTTCGATTTTCTCAACACGCCTTACTGGAAGAGCACCCGCGACTTTCTGCGTCGTGTGCGCAAGCCTCTTGTGTCAGAGGGAGCCATCTACCATCCGCTCCGCTACGCAGGCACCTTCGACTGCATCGCTTACTTAGACGACGACGGCGAACAGCCTTCGCTCTTGGACTGGAAGACAGCAGACAAGCTGCGCAATCCCGCCAAGATGTACGAGTATTCGCTGCAGGTTGCTGCGTATGTCGCAGCTTCCAACTACGTCTACAAAACCCACGGTCTGGACATCAAACGAGCCTTGATCGTTGTGGCCATCCCTGATGAGAAGCCTCAGATCGAGGAGCTGTCGCCGCGCAAGCTCACGCAGTACATGCAGCACTTCGAAGCACGGCTCAGGCGATTCACCCGAGCACGCGCATGACTGAGCACACACCAATCCACACTTTGACGACCAACGTCATCGGTGGCGCCTCTCTTATGCAGCACGCAAATGCCTGCGGCATCGACGGAACCGAATTAGAGGATCCAGACAGCCCGATCACCTACGAGCTCTACACCCACCTCACGACCGAGCTTGGCCTCGATTTCGAGGTGACCGCATCTCACGTTCTGCTTTCGATCGTCCATCTACTGCAAGACGACGAAGTGCGTACTTACAACGTGCAGCGCTTAGCGAAGATGCTGTGGCAGATCCTCGGAGATCCAGACGGTAACGGCGATGAGCCGCCCGCTGTTTACACCGAGGCCGGCAAGGCTATGTACGCCTGGATTCTTGTCCTGCTTCATCCAATCAAAATCCAAAACTGATCATGCTCATCGGTATCTACTCATCTACCGCTGGTAGCGGCAAATCTTCGATTGCCGGTCACTTGGTGACCCACTACGGCTTTACCCATTTGAGCTTTGCCGAACCGCTTAAGGCGATGGTCGGCACGCTGCTGCGGGAGTTTGGCTACAGCCTGCAGGATGCGCACCACATGACCCACGTAGCCAAGAGCGCGCCGATACCCGAGATCGATGATCGCCTCGATGCGCGCCATCTTCTTAGGACGCTTGGCACCGAATGGGGCCGCGACTGCGTTCACCCTGAATTGTGGCTTCGCTGCTGGACTTTTCGCTATATGCAGCTACAACTGCAGGGAGTTGAGCGCGTTGTCGTAGACGACATGCGTTTCCCGAACGAAGCTGCGCTGCTTGACCGCTTTGGTGGGCAGCTGTGGAAGGTAAACCGCCCCGAGGCTGATGCTGGTACAGCGCACCGTTCAGAGGGAAGTTTGGATCACCTTACTTCTCTAGCTGACCCAGAGAATGATTACTCTATTGGCTTTTTGCACACCATAGAAAACGATGGCTATTTGGATGAGTTAATCGCTGAAGTTGATGATATTATGTCTTTCACTAACTTTGCTCTTTCCCTTTAATGGACTCACAATTTCTCCTCATGCTTCCTCAGTACATTCGGCTGGCCACCAGCGCCTCAGCTGAAACAATCCGAAACAACAAATTAACCAATGCCTACAGCGATACTTACTTCAAGATCGCGCGCCAACAGGGCCTAGCGCATGCACGCGCTTGGCTACTGGGCTCCCTTATTCGAGATCTGCACACTGCTTGAGTTGCCCTCACCATGGCGGATCCCATAAGTCAGTATCTAAATGACATCGCGCGTCACCCGATCTTGTCGCGCGAAGCTCAGCTGCGCCACGCTTACCGAATCCGAGCTTGGATCTTTTACGTTCCACCAGGCAGCACTGAGCCCGATCGAAACGCAGCACCTCCACTGATCGAACGTCGCGGCAGGCGATCACTCGACGTGATGGTTCGCACCAACCTGCGCCTGGTGGTTCACCTAGCCAAGCGGTATCAGAACCGAGGCCTTGAACTCAACGATCTAATCCAAGAAGGCAGCTTGGGGCTTATCCGCGGAATCGAGCTATTCGATCCCACCCGCGGCTACGCCCTGAGCACCTACAGCTACTGGTGGATCCGCCAATCAATCTCGAGGGCGATCTACAACTCCTCCCGGACGATCCGCCTACCGGTGAACGTCCAGGACAATGCCTCGAAGATCCGCCGAATGATCAGCAACCACACTGCGATCACTGGCCGGCATCCAACACTGGAGGAGATCTCGGAAGCAACCGAGCTCGAACCGTCTCGGATCACCGACACCCTGCATCAATGCGCTTTCACCGATTGCCGCTCTATGGATGCGCTGTGTCACCTGACTGACAGCTCGATTGCCGATGTGATTTCAGCCGAAGATCCAACCGAGGCCGAGTCTCCCGAGCTTGCTGCGTTATCTGCTGAACGCGAAGCGAAACTCCAGGAAGCGCTTAGCCGGCTGCCCCCGCGTCAACGCCGTCTTGTGTATGCGGTGAACTTCGAGCAGGCAACGTTTCAGCAGGTAGCGAACGAATTTGGTATATCAAGAAGCCGTGTATCTACACTTTATCAACGCGCACTGCGTCAACTAAGAGGAAATCTCAACTGCAGCTGGGAAGCTTTTGAGCGTTGAAAGCCGTACATACATATACATTTTTTCTAGGCCAGGAAGTGAGATGTACAGATGTACCCCCGTCTCACCGGGACGCAAGGCGAGACCAGGGTTGAGATCGCATGAGACTCACAGCCGCTTGGTGAGTCGCATGAGACACAGCCAAGACGCTTGACCCTTGCGTCAGGCCGTGCCATACTGGATCCACGCGCGCACATCATGCGCGTTTCCGTTTGTTCAGGCAAGCCGTCTCGCGTCTCGCCTTGCGTCTCAAACGCAACGAGCGGATGTCTTGACGCTTGCGCCACTAGGTGCAATCATTCATGGCATCGGAGAACAGCCGCCCCGCGGAGCCTAGGCCTAAGGCCAGCTCCCCGCGGCTGTGCGCCGGTACCGGCTCCGGCCGGTTACTTGACGGATCCCCAGATCTGTGCAATCATTCTTCCAGTTGATCAAGCCACCAATGCATTAACAACACAGCGCAGCCGATAAAGCGCGGCCGGCCGGGCGGTTCCCGGAGTTGTCAGCTAAGCCACGGCTCTAGAGCACCCCGAGTGCGATGGAGGCTACCGATGGGCTGCAGCGACGCATCCTTAAATCCCTGAGGGTCCGATCACCGTGTCGGGCTACAGCGAACAAGGGCAACACTTCCGCCTCGGCTATCACGCCGAGCTGTAGCGGATGAGCCTGGAGTAGTTACGAAATCACGGGAGGGGCACGGGGTGCGTTAGGTGGAGAGGCCGGCGATAGGCCAGATTCCACCGAGAGCGAGCAGGATCCTTGCGCGGTAGGGGCCGGACTTTGTGAGATATCAAGCGAGCGCGATTCTGCAGTGCGCTCGTGCTAGCGGTTAACCCCGCTAGTTAGGTGCGCCAGCCCCTTAACGTCTGGCCTGCAGGCATGGTGGTTCTGATCCACCCGGTGCTAAGTCCCGCTGACTAGTAGCGGTCGCAGCGTGCCGACCGTGGCAATGGGCATTCGGCTCTGCCTAGCACGCACAAACCATCTCCCCCAGAAGTTCCCCCTGGCGCACTGCGTCCGGGGGTCTTTTGGCTGAGGTGCTTTGCATCTCTATCCCTCTAGCTGTGAGTTTCAGCCATGCGTTTCGACTCTCGCCGGGCCACCTGCCCCGGCTACCTGGAGTTCATCTGGCGCACCGACATCGAGCGCCCCGCGGGCACCAACCCGCAAGCCATCGCCTACATCACCGAGATCGACGGCGCCTTCCACGGCTGCTACGGCATCCACACCGTGGCTGGCCGCACCGTCCATGCGGTCAAAACCGAACTGTTCTCTCTCATCGAGGCCGGCCAATGATCACCGAGCACGCCACCCCCGAAGACTTCGCCAAGTGGCGGAGCCACGCAGAAACCCTCTGCACCGTTTCCCTGCGCTACGTCATCGCCGACTGCCGTTCCGCGGCGGCCGGCTTGCGCCATAGCAACCCCATTCGTGAGGGCTACTACGAGGACCAAGCCTTCACCTACGCCGACGAACTCGCCCGCCGCAAGCCATGACCGCACAGCTTCCCATCCACCCGGAGGACTTCGACGCCCTCCTCAAATACTTCGCCCGCGCAAACCAGTTCCACTACGACGGCTACTGCACCGAGGACGAGTTTGAAGCCGTCCAGGAGTACATCGACCAGATCAAAGACCTCGCCCTGAACTACCGCCAATGAAAACCCACTTCAACAACGTCTTTCAACCACCCGTCACCCCCGATCAACTGCGCTCCGTAGGTGTGGACCCAACCGACCTCTACTGGTCACCAACATTCCACAGCTGGATGTTCTGCGGCCCCCTGGCCGCCCAGTACCCCTACGCCACAACCGGCGCAACCCTCGCCCGCCTCGGCCTCACTCCGCACCCCGACGCCTGACGCACCCCCGGAGCCCTTCCCTCGCGGTGGGCTCCCTGGGCGCCTCGCGCCTCATCCCTCTCAAGCTGTGAGTTATCAGCCTATGGCTAACTACATCGCCTCAGCGCGGTCCAACAAGTTCCGCGTCAAGGACATCGCCGCGCTCGAAGCCGTCATGCCATCCGACGTAGAGGTCTGCGTCGAATCCATCCCCGACAACGAGGTCTGCCTGCTCGTCACCAACTCCGACGGTGGCGGCTGGCCTTCGATGATCTACGACGAAACCACGGACGACCACATCGACTGGGATGTCGAGTCCGCCGTCGCCCCGCACCTCCTCGACGGCCAGTGGTGCGTCATCAAGGAAGTCGGTGCCGAGAAGCTGCGCTACCTCATCGGCTACGCCACTGCTTTCAACAACAAAGGAGAGGTAATCACCATCTCCCTCGATGACATCTTCACCGAGCTTCCCGACGGCGTGTCTACCTGCGACTACTGACCCAGCTACGGCTGGTTTCATTACGAGCTCTAAGTAGAGCTCCTTCGCTCATCCACTTCGCTACGTCATGACCAACTCCAACGGCCTCATCCTCTACGAGGGCCCGTCCCCCATCGACGGCGCTCCCATCGTCTGCATCATCACCGGTTTAACCGAGCACTCCGGCAACGACAAGACCGGCACCATGCTCCAAACCTGGATCCTCCGCCAGGACATTGCCCCCACCGTCGGCTACCGCGACGGCTCCAACGTCTCCGTCTGCGGCGGCTGTCACCACTTCACCCATAAGACCTGCTACGTCATCTGGTATCAGGCACCCCTCAGCGTCTGGCGCTGCTACAAGCGCGGCAACTACGCCCGGCTGACCGACTACGCCGTCCTCGACGGCTTCGACTTACGCATCGGCTCCGCCGGCGACCCCTACTGCGTCCCCGAGTCCGTCTGGCGCGCCTGCCTGACCCGCACCCGCAACCACACCGGCTACACCGCCCAATGGCGGCGCACCGACGCGCAGGGCTACCGCGACTTCCTCCAAGCCTCCTGCCACGGGATGCGCGACTACCTCGACGCCACCGCCCACGGCTGGCAGCCCTACCTCGTCGTCCCCGTAGGTGAGCCCCTCCCTGCCGGCGTCACCCTTTGCCCCGCCTCCACCGAGGCCGGCCACGTCACCACCTGCTCTGCCTGCCACGCCTGCGATGGCAGCACCGGCGCTTACGGCATCCACGCCCACGGCGCATCCGCCAATCGCTTCGCCCTACGCAACTAAGCCATGACCCGCTACCCCTACCGCCCCCACCGCTCGCGCCGCCGCCCCACCCCGCCGTGGATCCGCGCCGAGCACATCGCCGGCGTGCTCCTAGGCCTGGCGCTCGCCGCTATGGCGATCGACCACGGCTATCAGCGCCCAACGCAGACGCTACCCCCCACACCCACTGTCTTCCTCGCACCATGACCTACTGCCCTGACCCCCGGCCGCTTTCACCACCAGACCCCGAGCCTGAGGATCCGCCGATCCGCGTGTGGCATTTCCTTTCTGAGGATCTCGAGCACGAGCACTGGGTTGAGGATCCCGCCGAAGTCGGCCCGCTACTGCAGGCGTTCGACAACCTCGGGATCACGTACAACATGACCTCTTATGTGGAGAGATCGCACTAAACCGCGATCCTCTGCTACTTTACTTGCGTTCTTCACTAATTCATGCGTAACACTCGCTCCTACAGCCCAACCGGCGCCATAGGCAAGCGCCTTACTGCAGCACACGAGCTGCAGCTGCAGGTTCAGCAGCTGACTGCAGAGCTCACCGCCCACCGTGTGTGGTTGTGTGAGCGGATGCAGCGCCTTGACATCGACCGTATCGAGCAGGGCGATCTGGTGGTGACCCGTAAGGTCCGCCACCGCTGGACCTACACCCCCGAGACCGAGATCTCGATGGATGCGCTGCGCAAGCTGCAGCTACGCGAGCAGGCCGAAGGCCTGGCCGCTGATTCGCCCACTGTTTATGTCGCCCTTTCAACCCGAGTTTCCCAATGAGCTACACCCAGCTGACACCGCACCAGCGCCATCTCACGGTTGAGTCGATGGAGATGCACGGCGGCGGCTTTTGCCGAGCCTTAGCGCATGCCTGGTACAAAGCGGATCCCCGCAACAAACAGCGGATAGAGCGTGCGTTTAGCGACATGCTCGAGGATTTCGCGCCCGGCTCTGGCTTTTACATCGGAGAGGAATGATGCCTGAACCCACTGTTTTCCCCACGGTGCATCTCAACGGCACCAGCCGCGAGATGCTCTCCGCGCGCTACTTCAAAGCCTGGCGTGAGCTGAACAACGCCATCGCCGCGTTTAACGCGATCGAGTTCAACTGCCGGGACTACTACGTGCAACCCGCTGGCGCCTGGGCGCAGGCCACCACGGAGCGCACCGCGGCCGGCCGCAAGCTGCAGGAGGTCAGCAACTACCTCGAAGCCCACTTACTCCACCTAGGCGAATGAGCGACCCCGCCTTCAACCTGGCGCAGCTCGAGCGCTGCCCCAACTGGTACGAGCACCTCGGCGCCGTCGAGGCTGCCATGGCCGAGGACGATCGCATCGCCAAGGCACGCAGCGCCGCCGGCTGGGAAGCCGACGAAGGCGGCTGGTATTCCCCGTGCGGCATTTCCGAGATCGATTGGGAGCACGAGCACGGCTATCCATTCCCGGAGGATCCGACCTACCAGGAATGGGCAGCAGAGTTCTACAGCGCACCTACAGTCACTTAGTCAGTAGGTGCTGCCATGCCCCCGGTAATTGTCTTCGGCCTTACCTGGATGTTAGGTATGCTGTTTGTCACTATTTACCTGACACAGATAGCTAACTGACCCTACAAATCCAACTCTTAATTGATTCCAATGACTTACAGCAACGCTGTTTCCCAAGCCTACGCAGCCGACGGCCGCGGCCCAGCGGTTTACGGCAAGTACCGCGAACGCGGCTACACCGTGAACCCACTGACCGCTCAGGTGGGCACGATTGTCCCCGAACGGTGCACAGCTTCAGAGGCCTTTGCCATCGCTGGCCTTGATTGGACCGCTGACCGCCGCCCGGTGACGTTCATGGGCGCCGACGGCCCGGTGCAATCACCCGAGCACGTTGCGATTGTCCGCAGCGACACTGATGCGCTGCTGGGAATCCACGGCGCGGGCTACACACCGGTTCAGAACGATGCGCTGGTGCGGATCCTGGACTATTTGCACGAGGATGCCACGATCGAGAACGTGCTCTCGCTACGCGGCGGCCGCAAGGTGTTTGCCACAGCGACCATCGACACCGAGAGCGAGGTATTGCCTGGCGACACGGTGCGCCGTTACTTGCACCTGTTCAACTCCCACGATGGGAGCAGCGGCTTCGGTGTGTTCTTCAGCGACATCCGTCTGCGCTGCGCTAATCAGCTGTCTTATCTGACAGGCAAGGCTGCAGGCGCTGCGGTTAGCAAAGGCGCGGGCCTGCGTGCCCGGCACACTGCATCGGTTACGCAGTTCGCTGAGCGTCTGCCACAGCTGATCGACCTAGAGCGCCGTAGCTTCCGCCAATCAATTGACGAACTGCGCGATCTGACTAGTGTGCAGGTGACCCAAGAGGTCGCCCGCCGTGTGCTCGAGGCCACTTACGCCGACAAGCTCGCGGTGCCTTACAAGGACAAATCAGGCGCCACACGGCCCCGCACGATCGGCGATCTTACCGAGGTCGACACGGTCCGCAGCCACTTTTCCGGTGACACCGGCTATGGCATTCGTGACCTAGCCGGCTGCGCTGGGACGCTTTACGGGTTGTTCAATGCGATCACGCAATGTGAGACGCACAACCTGGGTCGTGCGAAGGACGAAACGGAGCGTGCCCGCGCCCGTCTGGAGTCGCTGTGGGGTGGCACATCAGCCAAGCGCATCACCCGAGCACGTGAGGCATGCCTGGCGTTGGTTTGACCTTGTAGCTCCTCTCTAGTGTTAAGCAAACTCCTTTGCCGAATGCAAATCCCTGACAATCCTGAAGCCCTGTTCGATCAGCTGAGCGACAGCAGCGTCAGGGAGATTTTTCCCAACTACGACAGCCTGCGTCCGCGTCACCGCAAGCTAGTTCACCTGCTCCACACGGAGCTAACCAAGGGTGAGCTGAGCGATGCGTCGTTCATGGACACGATCGCTTTTATCACTGTGCTTTGGCGTTGCTTTAACCGGACCGCCTGCTTACAGATGGAACAGCTGATCGAGAACAACGACGAGCTGGAGACGCAGTGGATCAACGCTGCCCTGGACTACGCCCGCGTTGAGCAGTTCATCGACTCTTGCATGAACCTTTATGACTCAGCTCCCGATCTGACCGAGCTTGATGGGGAGAGCACGTACCACCTCCACCGGAGGTCGTCAGACTGATAGAGCCGGTTCGCGCCGCTCGCTGACCGCCTCCGGCCAATCTCTTTTTCTTCACGGCGCTGCCGTTGCTTTCGCATGTCTTCTGCTGCGTTTGCTTTGTATGACTTGTGCAACCCGGTAACGGGCATTGTGCTGTATCGAACCTATGCCACTACAAATGAAATCCTGAATGCCAATGCACGCCTCCGAGATCGCGGCATCACAAACCGGTACTACCCGGCAGGCACGTACCACGCGCCTTTACTACACGATCCGCGCTGAGCACGGATACCTGGCTGCTTCTCATAGCAGTGAGGGTCCACCGATTGTGGTGCTCCCCACTGCTGAAGGCGCCACTCGCTTCATCGACTTCATTACTGCCACGCGCCGCGCCGCTGCTTTGCAGCAGCTTGGCTGGCGTGATCTACGTGTAGTCGCAATCGAACTTCCTATTAAGACGCAATGACGCTCCCTGCATCCCGCTACCAAGCGATGATCAAGCGAGCCGAAATCCACTATGCCCGTCAGGGCTTTGTTAAGTGGTCGGATCTCGCTTTTGAGCTTGGCGTTAGCCGCCAGCGCATTTTGCAGATGATGCAGCAAGCGGTCTGCCTTGGCCATCTGACCGAGGACGATCTAGACCGCTACCGCTCTGAAGCTGCACGCCGTGCCGCCGCGCGTACCAATGAGGAACTGCGCCGCGGCCTTAGTCGACTGAAGGTGAGCGTCGTGCTTACCCCCGAGAACCTCGAGTGGCTTAGCAAGACGCACGCCGATGCGCCTCACGGCACAACAGTCGGCGACCTGATTAACACCGCAATCACCCACTACCGGAACAACAACGATGTCTGATGAGCGTTTTTGGAACACCGTGCACCGTTACTGCGCGGAGCTTGCCCCTGTGGTTGGCCCGATCTTCGGAGCTGCCGCTGACTTAGCCGGAGCGCTTGATCGCGCCGGTGCGGCGAGTAACACGCCTGCCAGGCTGCCTGCAGCCCCCGAGGACGACTGACTTACCGCTTTGCACTCCCACACCGACCCACTGACCCTTGCTGATGAGGCGTTCCTCGAGCGCGCCCACACAATGTGCGCTAGCAAGGTGCCTCACTTGAACCGCCAATCGGCCATCGCGCATCTGAAGCGCGGTGGCTATGCGGGGACACCGTATGCCTGTCCGCTGTGCGGTAACTGGCACACGACGACGTATGACCGGGCCGCAGCTAAGCGCTTTTCTCGGCGCTTGTCTCGGCTATTACGCGATGAGACTGCCTAATGAAGCTGTATCAAGCCCGTTTGCAAACTATGACTGTTGCCGTCATGGCGCACGATTTAGAAGACGCTAAACTCTGCCTACAGGAGACTTATCCAAATCAGACTATTCTTAGTTTGATTATTGCTCCTGAATGGTTCGAGACACCCGAAGATCAACTTTAAGTATTCACCGAGCATCACTTAATGAACGAAGCAACCCGCCTCGATCAGCAACGCGCTGACATGATGGAAGCGCTTTACGTGGCAAGCGGCCGCACCTGCAGCACCTACACAGGTTTGTGGGAGGAGTTCTGCTACGACATCGCGGCCAACTTCCGCGACACGTACTACCCGGATCTGCTTAACCGCGTGGTGCGTGCAATGGACGCCACCGAGTCTGTGATGACGCAGAAAGCAGCGCAGCAGGCCATTGAGGTGTGCCGTCAGCAGCTGCTGGGAGACAAGTGGCGATGAATTATCACGCTCTTGCGCTGGAGCTGACCGAGCGCCTCTCCGAGCACGTTCCCGCTGACGATGAGTTCTTGCGTTACGTCCGCCGTGTGCTGACGCCACCAGTTGGCTGCGGCTTTAAGCGTGGCGAAAGCAATCCAGCAAATGTATTAACAGCGGACAACGTGCGCGAAATGCGCCGCCTGCGTAGCGACGGCCTTACGTTTGGTCAGCTGTCTATCCGCTATGGAATCAGCAGCAAACAGTGCTGGCGCATATGTAAAGGTCAGCAGTGGGGCTGGGTGGAATGACTAAAGCCGACGGCGACCAAATGTGTGCCAACTGCCTTTATTGGCGCGAGCCGGAGTGCCGTCGACATGCACCTCACCCCGAGAACGGCAGTCACGCTCTATGGCCCTCTACGTGCCCCCAAGACTGGTGCGGCGAGTGGGTGTCTTACACGAAGGACCATTATGACTAACGCTGTCGTTCTCAGCCGCACCGATCGCGATCACGGCTACATCGAGACCCTCCAACCCGAGCGCGGTGAGATCTATTACCGCAGCTGCGTGGGTGGCGTATGTCGCTATTCGAGCGATTTATGGCAGGCTGAGATGTACTTAGATCAGATGCTTAATCCCTGAGCCATTCAGAACAAATGACTGACAATCAAGTTCCCTTTTACCGCTCTTATTTGCTTCACAACAAAAACGTTTTCCTAGACAAGCTTTCCGAGCTTTCCGACACCGAACTGCACATGCTCAACATTGAGACCAAGGCTGCACTGCAGGATGCCCGCCATGAGTTCGACGTTCTAGAGAACAAGAATTCCCCCGAGGCCGGCCCAATCTTCCGCCGTATGAAGCTTGCGGGCTACTTCCAGGCCGCGATCAAGCTGGAGATGGAAGCTCAATAGTCCTTCTTGAAATCCTGCCTGACGAAGATGGTTGACTACAAGTTTGTGCCACCGCCGCACCTGCTCAAAAAGTTCTCCGAACAAGCACGAGAGGACAGTCAAAAGCGCGGACGCCCTGGTTACTGCAAGACGTTTGCCAAGCTCTGCATCGACTGGGCGCTGAAC